GCCTGTGTTGGCAGTATGATATCGTCACCATACACAATTACTTCTTTAGAACTTTTAAAGGAGTTAAAGGTGTAGTTGCATGCAACCTGTGCAGCTAAAGTAAACACGATACATTCCACAGGAAAACAACAAGCTGACCCCATAGGGGCAAACTTATTAGTTTTGACCGTGGTGTTTTCACAAGTTGTGAAAACTGATCGCGTCGCTAATAGCCACTTTAATAAAGGTGTGTTTTTGAACACATCTTTAACAAGTTGAATGCTCACGGAATCAGAAGCAGCTGAAAGGTCTACAGTAGCATATTCACCTGTGATTGAGCTCTTACGAGCTAGCTCACGAGAGCGAACTTGATCATGTAGATTGACACGACGCCTCCACCAGTTAGACTGGCAAAACATTGCATCAAGTCTTCGCATAACACCCTGTTGCAAATATTGCAACTCGGATGGTTCAGCTGAAATACCTCTGAGCTTCTTCCAGGTCTTTGGCACAGTTATGTACCGCGAAGTCCTACTTGACTTATTTTCCACGTTTCCGCAGTTATAATCGACAAGCGAACCAAGACCTGAACGGGTCATGACGTATTCTGCTCTGGCATCGAAACGCATACCTCGGGTCTTTTGGATCCAAGTCTTGTGTTTCTTGTCAGCGACAGCGCCTGACCCATGCTTTGGAATAAACGGGTGGATTGTGAAATGCTTCGATTGCTCAATGAGCAATCTATTCATGTCACTAACGACAGTTTTGTAAAACTGATCGTGTTTTTGGCCATCCATGATTAGACCTAGCTCTTCTTCGAAATTAAAGAAGTCTTCGGTCATCTCATCTTCAAGATCCTCTCTAGTTATTACGATCTTCTTTAAGAACGTAAAAACTTGACGAGAACTTTGAATGAATAATCCAATAGCATCTCTTCCCATTTCGTCAGTGAGATTAATCCCACTAAAGATTTGGCATAACATTTGCTTAAAATTGCAAACATCATGATGACACACTACAGATTGGAGTCCTTTAAGGACAGACGTGGCTTTGAACCCGTCAGCATCACTGATTGCTTTAATAATAAAGCTATCAAGTGAGTCCAAGTAGCCTTGTAAAATCCCGAAAGGGAAGTCACAAGTAACAGAGATTTGGC